CCTCCCTTTCCACAATTCTTGAGCAAGCAAACGCAAGATCACGGTTTGGCATAAGAAAAATTGAAAAAGAAGTAGTGACATAGTGCGGTGGGGTGCGCGACTCTGCCGATCTATGCGATCGCATGCCGCTTGTGTTCGTACTTCCCCGAAACAGTTGACCACAAAATCATCTTGAACGAGCAAAAATAGAGGGTTAGAGTTCCCTAGTAGTAATATATGCTACACCCTGTAGCTTTTACAAAGTAGACGTCAATAGGGGGTAGGGGGGGTTCAATCACCAGGGGGGGATGTTTAGGGACCGCACGGGTAGCGGCGCACATGCGAGCGCGGGTTTGGGTAGGGGGGGTGTTGGATTGTGGGTCGGGTCGGAATCGGGGTTTCTGGGGCCTTGGGGGCTTTTTTGGGGGTTCGGGGTCATGTCGAAAGACAAGGTTAAACGGGGTGTAACTGCGGTTAAGGAAAAGCCGGTTTCGCGGCGTACTGGGCGGGCGAGTCGTGCGAAAGTTGAGCCTCGCGCCAACGGCAAAGCGTCGCGCGGCAAGGCGGTGGGAGTGCCGGCGTCGACTGATCTCGAATCGATCGATGCGTTGAAGGCGGCGCCGTACAACCCTCGTCGGATTGATGATGCCTCGCTGGCCGGTCTGACCGTTTCGCTTACTGAGTTTGGCGACATCTCCGGCATTGTCTGGAACCAGCGGACCGGGCATCTGGTGGCCGGGCATCAGCGGTTGTCGGCGTTGCGGCGGTCGCATGGTGACGGGCTGCGGCTGGAGAATGGAGTCATCGTGACGCCGGCGGGGGAGCGGTTTCCGGTGCGGGTCGTGGACTGGCCTGCGGACAAGGAGAAGGCCGCCAACCTCGCGGCCAACAACCCGCATCTGGCCGGTTCCTTTGACACGAAGAGGCTGGAGGACCTGCTGGCGGAACTGAACACGGCAGACAGCCTGGAAGCCCTGTTCCCGGCCCTTCGACTGGACGAACTGCTGCCGCATGCCATGGACATGATCCCAGGCGGCTCGGGCGGCGGTGCCGGCGGCGGATCAAACAGCGGCGACGCAGGCGGCAAGGAGGGCGCCTCAGGAAATACTCTGGCTGGCGGTGATAACCACGCCGGCACCAGCCCAACCAGTTCCAACATTGAGCATCTCACTTTTTCCGTCCCACTTCGCATTGATCAGCATCAGGCCGTCACCACGGCGATCCGCCTCGCTCGCGAGCAGCACGGCGGCATGATCGCCGACGGCCTGTTCCACATCGCCCAGCATTATTTGAAGGAGCAAAACGATGCCTGAACACTTCCTGAGTTGGCCCACCTACTGGGGCCTGTTGCACGAAGACAAGGACGAGCGGTTTCCATCCCGACTCTTCGGATACGAGAACCTGAGCAAACATCGAACCGGTGCAATCAACATCGCGGCGGTGGGGGCCTGCTATGGTTTCGTTTCCGCCGGCGCCATTATGCTTCATCACGAGACCGAATCGTCGGCACCGAGCATTATCTTTGCAGGCCAGTGGTTCAGCACAGCCAACGGCTGCCGATTGACCATCAATGAAACCGAGGCGACGGCCGTCATGATTGCACAGCGAATCGGATTCCGCGGCATTAACACCATTGGCGGGCCAATCGAAACCAAAGGCCGACTCCGTTATATCGACGGCTGTTCGGACTCACTACTTTGTTGCCCACCATTGCTCGGTGACCCGTGCCTGAATCATCTGCACTTCCCTGCCAACATCGATCAATCAGAACATACGCATCCCTCTCTGCGAGCCGGCATTGTGGCTAAGGGAACGGGATGGTGCACTACGCCCGACGGCATCTCACGATTGCACGCCCATCTGATCTTTGCCATCCCGCCCGACGGCCTGCACAGCTTTCGCACCGGCCATGACGCAAGCATGGATGTCGTCCCCTACCACCCGGACAGCGATTGGGGACCGACTCACGAGGAACACCCGATGGTCAATCGCACCTGGGTCGAGGGCCGCAAGATCGACAACACTGAAGGCGTGCACGCAAACGCTTCGCTGTCTGAGTCGTCAGTGCTGATCGGAGGTGACTGACATGGCCAATAAAGTCTTGAAGAAAAAGCAGATCGATCAGGACGTCTGGACGCTCGCATTGGAGCGCACCCACCGAGCTTTCGACCTGTTCGATCACATCGCCGTCTCATTCAGCGGCGGTAAGGACAGCACTGCCGCACTGCATGTTGCCCTCGAAGTAGCAGCCGAGCGAGACCGTTTGCCGCTCGATGTTTTCTTTTGGGACGAGGAAGCGATTCACCCAGAGACGATCGACTACATGCACAGAATTGGTCAACGTCAGGATGTAAACCTTCGATGGCTCTGCATACCAGTCAAACACCGTAACGCCTGCTCGCGGTCATCTCCTTGGTGGTTCCCCTGGGCATCCGAAGACAAAGAAAAGTGGTGCCGCGAACTCCCTCCCGAAGCAATCACCGAACTTCCCGGATTCAATCGACAGACCCTTCCCGAGTGCAACGGATTCCTGTTCCCGAAAAGCAAGGGAAGTGTAGGAATCATCATGGGAATCCGCGCGGCCGAAAGCCTCCGCCGATATCGAAGCGTCGCCAACCGTACCACCGACAATTACATCAGCGTCGATCCGCAGGCCAAACATTGCCACTTGGTCAAACCGATCTACGACTGGACCACCGAAGACGTATGGAGCGCACCCAAGATATTTAGCTGGGACTACAATCGCACCTACGACGTTTTCGAAAAAGCCGGCGTCACCCGTCACGATCAGCGAGTATGCCCGCCATACGGCGAGGAACCGCTCAGAGGATTGTACCAATATGGAACTTGCTGGCCCTCGTTATGGGAGAGAATGATCCACCGGGTTCCCGGTGCTGCCACGGCTGCACGCTACAGCCGATCACCATTGTATGCGTTTGGTGACCTGCCTGGATGGGATGCCAACGCCGACCCGAAACAACTTATCCAAACTGCGCTTCAGCGCTGGCCCGACTCGACTCGTACAGAAATCGTCGATCGAATCAACGTTGAAATCCGCAATCATCATCGCAAGTCGAAAGACCCGATCCCCGCCGAAACACCCGGATCCACCGGTGTCACATGGAAGTATCTGTATCAACTCGCCATCCGTGGCGACATTAAGGGAAGGAGAACGCCCGCCTATGCCACCCATGCAAGCTGAATCGATCACGGAATCCGAAACGATGAACAATCAATCGAAACACACCGGTCAACCGCTCAACAAAGTGGATTGGGTTGACCCTGGCGAACTCCGTGCAAATTCGTACAACCCAAACCGAGTCTTCTCGCCGGAGCTGAAGCTTCTAAAGCTTTCAATCCTCGAACACGGCTGGACCCAGCCAATCGTTGCCCGTGGGGACGGCGAAATCATCGACGGTTTTCACAGGTGGACGCTGGCCAAGTCCGATCCAGACATCCGCCAACTCACCGGCGGCCTATGCCCAGTCGTCCGCGTCAGCAACATTTCGCGAGAAGATCAAATGCTCGCCACCATTCGACACAATCGCGCACGTGGCCAGCACGGAATTCTCAAGATGGCCGACATAGTCCGAAACCTGAACGCCGCCGGCATGAATGCCGAAATGATCCGAGACGCCCTGCAGATGGAAGACGAAGAAATCGAACGCCTGCTCGACACACGCGAATCCCCAGACCAAGCCGGCGTTGATTCATTCGGCAGAGGCTGGGTGCCGACGCGATGAACGAAAACGTGACCAACACGGTTGAGTCTTTTTAGTCGCCACGGGTAACTGGAGTTATGTGATGGGCAGACGAGGTCCAAAACCTACACCGTCGCACTTAAAGCTGCTCCGCGGCAGCCGTAACAGCAATCGCAACGAACCCGTCGCGCCGTCTGCCATACCTCGATGCCCACCCGAACTGTCCCCGGCCGCCAAGCGCGAATGGAAAAGAATCGTTCCGCTCCTGCGCGAAATGAACGTCCTCTCATCCGTCGACCGCGCAGCACTGGCCGGCTATTGCCAAGCCTACGGTCGCTGGGTCGAAGCCGAAGAGAAACTGCAATCGACGGGCCTGATCATCAAGTCTCCTTCCGGATACCCAATCCACAATCCATACCTGGACATCGCTACTCGCGCCATGAAGGAACTGCGAAGCTTCGCCGTCGAGTTTGGCCTGACGCCGTCTGCTCGCACTAGGCTGAACATGTTCTCCCAGCCAAGAGAACAACACCCACTAGGCAAGCTGCGCTTCTTCCAACCCGCCGGCACGAACGGAGCCTGACCCATGGCACGCCGAGGCCCCGCACCACAACCAACCAAACTGAAAATCGCCCGAGGCAATCCCGGCCGTCGCCCGTTGAATAAGGAGGAACCCCAACCTCGTCAGGCCACGCCCCGCTGCCCCAATTGGCTCGACGCTGAAGCCAAACGAGCATGGCGCGAAATCGCCCCGGAACTACGCCGAATCGGCGTCCTGACCATCGTTGATAAGCAAGTCCTCACCCTGTATTGCCGCACCTGGTCCCGATGGCGGGCCGCCGAAGACTTTATCGCCAAGCACGGCGAAGCCTTCCCAATCTTGGACGAAAAGGGCCAAGTGAGATACCTGCAGCAATTTCCACAGGTAGCCACCGCCCGCCACCTCATGAACACTTTGTGCCGCCTTCAGGCTGAACTAGGCCTGACCCCCGCCGGCAGATCAAGAATTCATGTAACCCCATCGTCGGGGCCAGATGCACTCGATCGACTCCTCTCAAAACGCAATCACCGTTCTGCTTAATGGTGCGTAAGTCTGCGTTTCGGTGCGATTGACACCTACTCTAGCCGACCGTACACTAGCCTAACATAAGGGAACTTGCTCCATTGGCTTCCAGTGAAGGAGGATCGGGTGGGAATTCACCTTACAGATCAACAAAATCAGCTGTTAAGGCTCGTAAAGTACTTCGAATTCGACGTCGCTGATCGTTGGGAAGGATGGGAAGCGACAGACGCGTCAGGTGGTACGGTCCAATTAAAGAGTAACTATGACACCGTTTCCCCCGTGCCTGACTATTTCATCGAGCTTGGCATCCGCGGTACGAGGCAGCAGGTAGTGCGAGACATCAGATTTCTGGTGCGTGTCAACTTGCTGCAGTCCGAAAAGGCCCGCGATGTCTACGGTTTCTGGCCAGATCCGATCGAGCCAGGATACATATGCTTTGCCTTCAAACAGAATGAAAAGACCGAGGAACTCCATGCATACGTCGGAAATGAAATCAAGGACGAAATTGTCACTAAGCGAAAGCTTCTGAGGCTAGATCAAAGAGTAAAGGGCCTCTTATTCGCAAGAGAGTCTTTGTCGATCACGCGATCAGGTTTGGAGATGCTAGCGGAACTGTCGGCAGACCGACATTCGGAGGAATTAAACGAGGGAGAAGACCGTCAGGATGCGCCACGCCATAGCGAAGACTTCCGCTCCGTCGATTGGAATGGGACTCAGTATTTCTTTACAGCCACTCAGGCCGCTGTAGTCATGGCGCTTTGGCAAGCTTGGAAGAACGGCACGCCAGTGCTTTCTGATGAGACTTTGATCGAACGAGCAGGTCTCGCTGACAATGCCAGGCTTAGAGATTCATTTCGAGACCATCCTGCGTGGGGAACTATGATCGTCGAGGCGAATCGAGGGTCGAGATCATTGGTATTCCCCACTTTCAACAAAAAAAGCTGAAATACCCACCTATCACCCACCTATTACCCACTTTCTACACCGGCAGGTCCGTAAGATCGGGCCATGAATGCAAAAACTCTCGTTTCCCTGCATGAACTGGCCCGGCTGCTCGGCCTATCAAAGCGTTGGCTTCAACAGCAAGCCGACACAGGGCAGATTCCATGCCTACGAGTCAAGGGTCGCAGGCTCTTTAACCTGGACGCCGTTTGCCACGAATTGGCCTTGAAGGCCGCAGTCTCCCGGAACCAAAATATTGGAAAGGAATCCACATGACTACCCAGCCACCGAAGGAAATCTCTAAAGATACCAATCGGTACCCAATGCTTTTAACTGCAAAGGAGGCTGCGAGGACCTTATCCATCTCGCCCCGAAAGCTCTGGGAACTCACAAACTGCAGCGAAATCCCATGCGTCCGTATCGGTAAGTTGGTTCGGTACACACCCGACGATCTTCAAGATTGGATTAACAAAATGCGCCGCCAATCCAGCAGGATGAATTGAAATGGTCACCGCGCCAAACTGGGACACCAGAGTGGTCGAAGATGTTCAGCCCGGACAATGGGATCGTTATAGCCGAGAACCAGCCACCAATCTGGAAAGTGTCCTGACCCGCATGCTGGCTGGTTGTGAGTTTGCCTCATGTCAGATGCCGTGGGGCCGGCCCGGTCCGATTCGTTTGCCGGAAAGTGAAGATGCTCGATTCGATCTGACTCGATCCCATCTTAAAGGCGGTCCCGCTACCGTCTTCTATACGCCGGCGAAGGGACCATGCGAGGAAGTAGACCTTAAGGAAACTCGCTTGTTCTGCTTGTGTCCGGCCACCGATCGCCGGTGCAGGTGGGTGGGAATTGATCTGGACGGCGTCAATCATGGAAACGATGGCCTTGTTGATCCGCTGCACACCGTTCGCACATTTGCATCGGCCGCAGAAGAGCTAGGCCTGCTGGACGGATTGATGGTCGCACCGAGCCGGAGTGGCGTAGGTCGCCACCTCTTCCTATTGTTGCCGTCACCAACATCATTGGCGGATGCGGTTCTGGGATTGGCTGCCTGGACCGCTCATGCGTGGCGTATCGCTGATCGAGACGTTACCGACTATGACGGCCAGCATGCATTTCGGAATTCAGAGGGGATTCCATCGCAGCCCGGCCAGGCTGGCGCCATCGAATTGATACCGCGTTCCGATGCACCACCGCCGCTCGGTTGGTCCCTCGCGCTGCCACGTGAATTCAATGACCCGTTTACAGACCACAAGGTAGAAATCAAATCCGACATCTCATGCTCGACCGACGCATGGAGCACTTTGATCGAGCAGACTCGACGACTACGGCGCCCACAGTCCTTGAGGAGCAGACCTGAACGGCGATTACCTCATTCCCGAAAAAGAATCGACGGAGCATCGAAGGAACTGCATCCGGACACCGTCGATTTCCTGAACGGAAATACCCCTGTAGGCCGTCGCAATCAATCACTTTTTGCCACCGTCTGCAATCTTCTGGGCCACGGTATGGACGCAACTGAAGTTGAAAAGTTTGCCTTGGACGCCGGCATTAACAACGGTCTCAGTCACCGTGAGGCCGTCGCAACTATTCAATCGGCACTCCGCACAAAAGGACACGGATGATGGTAAGAACCGACGAGGTCATCAGAGAACTTCGAGAAGCGGGAGCCGCCGACACCCACACGTTCGCCGATGATCAGGAACGACATTACGTCCAATTCCCGGTTGAAGATCTGCCCAAGTGCATCTGCGAGTTCGTACACATAGGAGCAGACTCCATCGGATGCGACCCCGCCATGATCGCCGTGCCCATGCTCTCAGTCCTCGCGTCTGCGGTCGGCAATTCCCATACAATCCGGCTGAAACAAGGCTGGGACGAACCGCCGATTCTTTGGACCGCCATTGTAGGTGAAAGTGGAAACTACAAGAGTCCTGCGTTGGGCCTGGTAATGCGACCCATAAGCAGGATTCAGTTACGCGAGCGTGCAGCGTACAGAGAGGCATCCGATGCTTACAAGTTAGAAAAGGAAATCTACACCAAAGATTTCAAGAATTGGCAAAAAAGCAAGGATCAATCCGATCCACCCAAGGAGCCAATTTGTCCCACTGAAAAGCGCCTATTCGCCAATGACACAACAATCGAAACTATGGGAATCCTACTAAAGGAAAACCCCAGAGGTTTGCTGTTGTACCGCGACGAGCTTGCCGCGTGGTTTGGATCATTCGATCAATACCGTGCCGGAAAAGGAAATGACGCAGCCCGGTGGATCGAAATGTACGGCGCACAATTCGTCAACATTGATCGTAAGACCACCAATCCTCCCAGGATCTCAATCCCTCGAGCCTCGGTAAGCATCGCCGGCGGGATTCAACCGGGCATCCTGCAGCGCCATCTCCAAGGTGAACATCTCGAAAGCGGTTTGGCTGCTCGACTTCTTTTTGCCATGCCCCCACGTCGGCGAAAACGATGGAATGATTCCAGAATACCGCGAGCCGCCGAGGATGCCATCCAATCAGTGATTGAGTCTCTCCGCGCACTGGAATTGAGAATGACCCATGACGGCGAGCCTGTACCGGCGCCCTTAACACTTGCTCCATCTGCACAAGCTGCATGGGAGGAGTACTATAACGAGCATGCCGAAGAGCTTCACAATCTTGATGGCTATATGGCCTCAGTGTGGTCAAAACTCGAAGCAACTACGGCCCGTATCGCCCTGGTCCACCAGCTCACATCATTTGTCGCCGGTGAAGCTCCCAGCCGGGATGAGATCGACCTCGCTAGCATGTTATCAGCCATCAGAATTTCGCATTGGTTCGGAAATGAATCCATGCGAATCAACGATCTGATCAAGGATACTTCGCCCGATTCAGAAACGGGCAAGTGTGCCAAACTGATTCAGTTGATCACCGAGAAGGGCGGATGCATCACTTCCAACGCCCTTTGTAAAAGTAGCAGGGCATACAAGTCGTCCAATGAAGCTGAGGCAGCATTAGACGAGTTGGCTGATCTTGGACACGGTTCGTGGAGGGTGAAACACCAAGGAATGAGAGGGGGTCGACCAACGCGCGTCTTCCATCTACACGAAGCCGTTCCCGTAACCGAAACCCATCCTCAGAGTTCAGAATCGGAGGTTTCGTAGACGCATGAGTTTGTCGCCATCATCCCATCGAAAAATCCCTGCCGGTCGAACGCAGCCGCTCTTCCCCATGGTCACTCTCAGAAGCACCCCGCCGTCACCGAAACCCGGATCCCCAACGGCGCCAGGGCAGGTTTCGGTTACGGGGACAACCCCTCGACACCTATTTCCATGCGGTCAAACGCCGTCCAATGCCCCGGATTTGGGGGTCCAAACGTCCCAGAGTACCATCGCCCGAGTAAATCTAGGCTGTATGGCGTGGAGCCACGACGCAATCCAGCCCGCGGGATGGCCGCATCAGAAACGGAGGCAGTGAACCCATGGCCAGCATATTCAAACGTAAGGGCAAAGGCCCCTACATCATCTCGTACCGGGACCACACAGGCCGCCGGCGGGAAAAGTCATCCGGCACGACGGACAAACGAACCGCCGAACGAATCGCCAAAAAACTGGAGGCCGATGTCGCCCTCCGGCGAAACGGCGTCATCGATCCGCGCGATGACCTCCTCGCCAAAGCGAACGATAGACCGTTGTCGAATCATATCGAGGACTATCTGCAGCACTGCCGCCATGTAGGGCTTGCCGCAAAACACATCGCCGAAAAGAAACGGCATTTCAACCGGTTGCTCGCTGAGACCGATGCCGTGCGTCTTATACATCTGAGTCCCGAGCTTGTTGAGCGAAATCTACAGGCCATGCGCGACGATGACCTTTCTGCACGTACCGTCAACTTTCGCCGGCAGATCGTGGTCACCTTCGTCAACTGGTGCATCAAGCAGGGTCGACTCAGGGACAACCCCTTGAAGTCACTCCCCAGGCTGGACGAAGACCGGGACCGACGAAGAGTCCGCAGGCCGCTGAATCCGGATGAGCTGAAGAAACTCCTTGATGCAGCCGGTGACCGGGGACGCAAGGCCTGGTACATGGCCGCCGCTTATGCTGGATTGCGACGATCAGAGATCAAAAGGTTCGCCTGGAGAGACATCGATTATGAAAACCAGTGCATCGTGGTTCGGCAGGGAAAGTCAAAGCGGGAGGATTATCTTCCGCTGCATCCGGATTTGGCTGCTGAACTGTTGGCGATGCGTCCTGATGGGTGGAAGCCCACGCAATCAGTCTTTCTAACGGCCGTAACCGATCGAACCAGGATCAAGGACTTTCTCCGTGCGGGAATCGCCCGGGAAGAACAAGTGCTCGACGCCGAGGGAAATCCGGTGATGGTCGGTAAACGAAGTCCCAAGCCGAAAACGCGCATCGTCACCGAAGATGATGAAGGGTGCGTTATTGATCTCCACGCGCTGCGTACCACGCTCGGAACAGTGCTGGCACGAAGCGGGGTTGTCCCGCAGGTGGCCCAAAGATCATGAGGCACAGCGACTACAATACTACGCTCAAGCGCTACACGCGCCTGAATCTGATCGACACAGCCGCCGCATTGAAAACCGCAATCGAAGGCGCGGAGCAGAGGCAAGTGAAAGCTGTGCTCCGAAAGACCGGGACAGACGATGCTGTTGCCGGCGAGGTCAGCATAGACTCCGCGACCGAGGCTGTCGCAGCTCAGGCATCGGCAGAAACCGGGCAGGATGTGGCCCTCGCTGCGCCGATCCCGTTTTCAAGCCCCCAGCAGATTCCCCAGCGCATGCTGCGCGAAACCCCGCGAAATGGTGCAAAGCCAAGCGAACAAGGCGGAGATATGTTGATGGAGCCGAAGGCCTCCAAGGCCTTGGAAAACAAGACACTTAGCGACGATATGCCGGATGATTCATCAGGGTGCGAAGAAGCGGGCGATCGGATTCGAACCGACGACGTCCAGCTTGGGAAGCTGGCATTCTACCACTGA